GTCACCGAGACCTGCTGCAGATCCTGCACGTAGGCGGTGATCGCGTAGGTGTCGATCATCTCGATCCCCGTTTCGTCAAGGGTGACAGGGTCCAGCCAGACGGTGCGGATCCTGGCGATCCACAGATCATCAGCCGCTTGCTTCCAGATGTTCAGGCCAAGCACGTCGGCGTGGAACGCCAGCACGGCCTCGGCGTTGGGGAAACCCAAGTCCAGCGTGGCGCCGGAGTAGGCGAATCCGGCGTGCATGTAGTCCACGCCCTGATAGGTGCGGGTCTCGCCAGAGTGGAACTGCTGGAACGCATAGCCCGTCGGGGCCCCGTCGCGGGTCAGCAGCTGCACGTAGACGCCCTCGGAGATGTCGTGGTCCATCAGATCCCCAGGCTTCGGCGGGCCCCTGGGCTGGATTGCAGGGCTCGTTGCTGGCGGGCGGTGCTGCGAGTGGCAGCGGCCTGCGCCAGTGCCTCGGCCTGCTCGGCGGTGACGTAGTCCACCGAGTTGATCCGGGTCGTCTCGACCTTGATTCGCACCGTGCCATCCGGCGAGCTGGCGGCGACGGCCGCGGCCCGGGCGGTGGATTCCTGCCTGGCGGTCTCGACCAGCCGCTGGACGACCTGATCTGTGGACTCGAACTGGGCTGCTGAGGAGGCGCCCGGGATGCCGGGGTATTGCTTCAGGGCCACCGGCACCCGGCGGCCGTCAGGCAGGGGAATGAAGGCCTCAGGGGTGGATCCCTCCCCGTAGATCGCTGCCTGCGGGGCCGTGGCGATCCCGCCGCGGGCATAGGTGCGCAGGGGCACCGGGCCCTGGGGGGTCATGATGCCGCCGGTGGCGAAGCTGAATGGGTTGCCGCCTTGGAATGGGGTGATCCCGGCTGTCGGCAGCCCGGCCGCGAATGATCCGACTCCTTGCACAGGGAAGAACTGGCTGAAGTCGCCGCCGGGGAGGGCGTTGATGCCGGGGGAGATCGGTGTGAACGGGCTGCGGCGGCCAATGTTGCCGATCGCGTTGACCACCGGCGCAATCACCGCGATCTGAATCAGCTGCTGCGCGATGTCCTTGAGCACCGTCGCGCCGAGCTGTCGCAGGCTCTCGCCCAGATTTTCGGCACCCTGGATCGCCAGGCTGAATGCCTGCTGCATCCCCTGGCCGATGGTCTGGGCCAGGGATTCGGCGTACTGGTTCTGCTCCTGCAGCTGCTCAGATTGCTGGCTGTAGTAGTCGCTGAGCGTGGCGGCGAGGGTGACTTGTTGGTCTTGCCATTGCGTTGACAGCTGATCGTAAAATGCCTTCCTTTCAGCGTCAGCCAAGGTCAGTTTTGCCTCTTCTTTCTTGACTTCCGCAAGCGCTTCGGCAGACTTAAGAGCCCCTTCGCTCATCATCGGGTCCGCTTTTTTGGCCGCAAGGTCCGATTCAATTTGCTGCAGCTGGTGCGCATACTCAAGCCTGGCCCTCATTACCTCGGTCGTGTTCTGCATTGCGGCAAGCTGCTGCTGCGCTGTGTTCAGGCTGTTGGCTTCTGCGATCTCACGTTCGGTCAGCTGGTCATTGATCTTTTGGTTCTGTTTGGTGGTGCTCTCCGTTTGTTGTTGTTGTTTCTCGGCAAGTTTTTGAGCGTCGCGTTTCCGTTGATCAAGTGCTGACACCTGCAGCTCTGCCGCCTTAATTCCTCCGGCATCTTCATAACCAAATCCCTTGGCCGCGGCTAATACCTTGCCAGGATATAGCCTTGCTTCCGCTGAAACTCCAGCAGGGAACCTTCGCTGGTTGCCAGGTCCTTGATTGTAAGCTCGCAGTCCACCTTCAAGTCCAAACTCTGCAATCTGCTTGGCAAGGTACTCAGCGGCACCTGCAAGGTTTTGCAGCGCGTCTCTCGGATTAACGCCAAGCCCCCTGGCAGTCTCTGGCATCAGCTGGCCCAGCCCTATGGCACCTGCTGAACTGATTGCCGATTGATTGAATCCGCTTTCGGCTTGAACGAGACCGGCAAGCAGCGCAGGGTCTAACCCCCTTTTTCTTGCTGCGGCGATAATCTGTGCACCATATGGCTTCTTGAGGATCAGAGATTCAGCGCTAGGCTTTCCGGCCAATCGACCATCAAGTAGCGGCGGTAGATTGCCGCCGGCCAGCTGTCCCTTGGTCGGAGGTGGAATGTACTTTTTACCATCTGGAGGTGGAGGCGGTGGCGGATTCATTAGATCCATTGCCGCTCTTGCGCCCGGCATTGACTTTATGGCGCCTTGCAATAATCCGGGGAACTGCTGCTCAAGCCCTTGCATCAACGGACTGGCAAGCGCACCACCAGGAATGGTTGGTATCAGTGACCCGCCCAGCTGGAAAGCAGACTGCTGCAATGCGCTGCCCAATGAGGCAGCCTGCTGACTGCCGATCAACTCGCCGATCTTGTCAACAGCCAGAATCGCTACGTCAAGAGTCGTCTTAATAGCCGGAGTAAGGGCCGTGCCGATGGTGCGGGCTACTTTTGCGATGCCGTCGTTAAGTGTTGAGAACTTGCCCGCCAGCGTATCGCTCTGAGCAATGGCGCCATTCGCGTACTTGCCTCCAGCACTTGTCAAACCTATCAGCGCATACTCAACTGACTTCGCGCCAATTCTGCCCTTTTCAAGTGCATCTTGAAACTCTTGACTTGACATTCCATACGCTCGTCGCAATGCGCCCGCAAGATCAACTCCCCGCTCCTGAAACTGCAGCAGTTCTTCGCCTTGCAATCGCCCTTTGGCTTGCACTTGGCCATAGGCCGTCACAAGACCTGACAGCTCGGCACCCGTGGCCCCGCTCACGTCTGCAAGGCGACTAGTGATGTCTACAACCTTTGACGTTTCAATGCCAAACGCCTGTAATCTCTTAGCAGCGTCAATCAGCTCAGAGCTTGTGAATGGCGTCACGGCGCCAAGATCCTGAAGCTGCTGAATGATTTGCAGCGCCTGTTGTGCGCTGCCGGTCAGAACCTGCAGGCTCCGGGCCTGGGTTTCGTATTGCGCGGTCGGCTCAATGATCCCTTGGCCTATCCTCTGCGCTGCATAGAGCGCCGCCAATGGGCCAGCTAGGCGACCGCCGATCGCCAGCAGGCCACCGCCGGCGCCGGCACCTGCGGCAGCCCCCTGCTCGGCGCCGCTGACGGCCTTGAGCTTGGACCGGACCTGATCCAGCTCGGCGCCATAGCGGCGAAAGGCGATGCTGTTGGTGTTGACCGTTTCCCGCAGCTGCGTCAGCACCTGCATCTGGGCTCTCATCCCCGCGATGCTTTGATCCCCGCTGCTGCGCAGCCCCTCGTAGGCGGCGCGAAGCTTGATCAGGTCACGGCCGGTGCCAGCGCCCTGCTGCGCCAACCCCTGCAGCGACCGCTTGAGCCCATCGAACCCCTGGATGCCCTCGACCGACGCCAGGATCTTCAGCCGCGTCGCGTTGTCAGCCATCTCGGTTCAGCTCCTCCAGCGCGGCTGACTCCATCACCTGCAGGCCCTCGAGCATCGTGACTGGGTCCTCCACATGGTAAAGGTCCAGCAGCCAGCGGGCGGCGTTGTAGTCCAGCCCCTGGTACCCAGCCATCGTCGTCCTCCACTGGGTCTGCAGACGCATGAACATCCGCACCGTCTCCCAGTTCTCCTCCCACACCTCGCAGTCGCCGCTGCGTTCGTCATCGTCGCGGATCCAGATCACACCGAGGGCCGCCGCATCTCGGTCGGCCTCGGAGTAATCCCTGCCGCTGCTGCCGGTCGCCCAGTACCGAGCGACCGCGGCTAGTTTCCCGCCTTGCCCCCGTTCACGCCCAGGTAGAAGGCCTCGATGACGGCCCGCATGAACGACTGGTCCAGCATCAGCTCATCCCGGGCCGCTTCGCTGTAGGGGATTTCCTCACCCTGGCTGTCGAGGATGCCAGACCACCCGATCAGGACGCCGCGCACCAGCTGCTCATCGCCCTTGTCGGCCAGCTGCTGCATCTCCGGCCGCGTCACCCGGCGAAACACCGCGTCGAAGGTCTCCTCAATCTGTACCCCACCGTCGCCGGCGGTGCGGATCGGCACAGGCCACCGATAGCTGGTGGCCTTCACTTTGGTGTAGGGCATGGCTCAGGAGGTCAGGAGTAGCAGAGGATCAGTTCGTCGTTGCCGGCCACGCTCGGCACGGCGGTGTAGGGCAGGGTGAAGTGCTCCACACCCTGCGCCGACTGGTAGGCCGGCAGCCCGAGGTCACAGTAGGGCACCACCAGGCCCACCCGGTTGCCGGCAGTCGTGCCGTGCAGATAGCTCAGGCGGCCCAGGGTGCCATCGGTGCGGGCTTGCTCGAAGGGATTGAACGTGCCCATGCTGGTCGTCTCCATGACCACCGTGCCGCTCATCGCGCCGTCGGTGATCAGCACTTCTTTGCTGCAGCCGATCAGCTCGCGGTATTCCACCTGGTTGCCCAGGTCGAAGTTGCTGGACTGCAGGCAACCGGCTACGCCGAAGAACCGGAACGATCCAGCGGTGTCGTTGCGGAACACCTGCGGGGTCGCCTGGTTCGCATAGGTCGGCGTCACCGGGCTGGCGTCGGTCGGGGCGTTGTAGATGCCCGTGATGTTGAAGGTGATCGTCGGGATCTGGCCCAGCGTGTGGTTCATCGTGGCGGTGCCACGGCAGCCGGTCAGGGTGTGAACGATCTCGGTCCCGCTGGGGCCGCCGAGGCGATACTGAATGGTGCAGCTGGTGTCGCTGACGCCGTCGATCGTGCTGATCGGCAGGTAGCGCACGTTGGCACCGATGCTGTAGCCGCTGCCGACGCCAGGCACAAACGTCGAGGTGTAGGCCGCCACGGTGGCGACCTTCGTGCTGCCCACGTACTGAGTGATCAGGCCCACATGACCGTTGCCGGTGCCGCTGGTGATGCTCACCACCATGCCGGTGTAGGCATCGTTGACGGCGCTCGCGCCGGCCGCCAGGGTGATGCTGCCCGAGGCGCCGGCCTGAGAGGTGCCGGTTAGGGCGGCGCCCATCACGGTCTCAGACAGGCGGGAGGACCGCAACAGGGGCGAATAGCGCGGGGCAGTGCCAGCGGTGCCGCTGCCGGCGTACTCCACCGTCAGCTGCAGCTGCACCTGGGTATTGCTCAGCAGCCCCTCGTAAGCGCCCATGTAGGGCCGGATGATGTCCCGAGACACCACGTCGCCGGCCAGGGGCGTCAGGGCCAGATCGGAGTTGACCAGAACCGCATTGGTGCCATCCGGGCTTGAGTTGACGCCATAGTTGGCGCCCTCAGTCTTGGCCAGGATCGTCCGCAGCTTCGTCTTGTAGGCCATGCTCGGGTTCGGGGTCGGCAGGGGCTGGCTCGGCTGCGGGGCGATGCCTCAGGCCGGTGGCC